CAGAAGAATTATAAATGGCAGAATCCGTCCTTGATGACAGGGACGGACTAATCTCACCATACTGAAAGTTTGTCAGTGGGATTCTGGCCTTCTGCATTAGCTTCTCCTATTAGTAATAAACCGAGAAGTAACAAGCTTCCGTGTGCTTTGCTGCTGGGAATCAATAGATCGAGCCTTTGCTAAAGCTACATTATACTGTTGATTCATTAAGTTTGCTAAACCTTGGTCACGAGCAATAGCTGTCGCAAACACAGTTGCCATTGCATACTCTACACAAACTGAGAAGTAAGAAGGCCAGTCTTGTTCTTCTGCTCTGTAGGTGTAGTCAATAATAAGTTCGTCTTGAGGGCCAGCGTCACAATAAATCTTGTCGCCGTAAATATCATATTCAATCTGAAAGTCGTTCACTGTCACTGCGTGAACAAACAAATATCCAGATGGTAGCTGATAGGCTGCATCAAATCGACCAGTTGGCGCATCGCTCAATCTGTTAAGAACGGCTTGGTTTGTTGAGAAACGCCAGCGTGTAGATGTTAAGTTGGAACGAGCAATGTCTTCATACATGTTACTCGAAACTAGACCCTCTGTAGTATCGTCTTCAAACGAAGTAATTGGCTCTGCGCCAATCAGGATCAAAGCCCTACTACAAATATCAATGCCACTGTTTGCTGCCGTACTTGCCATATCAACCTCTTATATGAAAGGGGGCCGTAGCCCCCAATCATTAGTCTGTGTCAGTATTTGTAATTGCAACACCATTCACAATGTCCACAACAGAACCAGTGTTTGAGTTGCAATACGCATGAGAAACAACAGGTGTGCCGCCAGTTGAAGTAACGATAATCATGTAATCGTTTACTTTAATCATGCCAGCCGCATCGTTGAAGTAACCCACTGTATTAACATCTGCAATGGCATCCGCTGTAGTATAGTGCCACATTGAAAAGCCAGACGCACCAGCAACACGAGATAGATTAGCTGAGTTATAAGCCATAGTCTAATCTCCTTAGTTGTTGTCTAGAACTTCATAAATGCCGTTCGCGTCGATAGCGACTGAACCCATTGACATCATTGAGGTTGCTAGGTGTGCAACTTTCTGTGGTACATAGTTAACTTCTGTCTGTACGTCAGAGTTAATGCCGATACCAACCGCAGTTGTGTGGTACGCAAAGTTCTTACCACCAGCTACAGCAGACGTTGAGAAAATCTTGAAGCCCAAGAACTCTTTCATTGTCATGCCGCCAGCAAACGGTAGGTTTTGCGGTCCAACGAAGTCTGATGATGCAAACTCGTTGATGTTGAACAAGTCAGCAAAACCAGCAGGTGACATTGCTAGGTAACGCTGTCCATCTTCTGGAATATCAGCAGTACCAAATGTTTCAAACAATGTTAGCAAGTCTGCTTTAACCAATGCGCCAGATGTATCAGCGATTGCAGTAGCATTTGCACCAGCATCCATTGCAGCAACGATAAGCGCGTCTGTTTGACGACCTAGAGCAGCAGCAGCAGATTGAGCAACAGCTTGACGTTCATTGATGTTGATTTTCAATTCGTCTAGCTTGTCGATGTATTCCGCTGCATAGTAGTCAGCCATAGTTACTTCGACATTGGTGTGCGCTAGTTCCATTGTTGTAACGTCACCGTTACGTGATTTAGTAGAAGCGGAACCTGTTCCGATCTTCTGGAATCGAGCTGTTGAGCCTGTCACATTCGTAGAACGAATGGTGTTCCGTAGCTTGGAACCCATACGCTGGTACGCCATGTGAACCTCAGTCTCAAACTGCTTGATGAAGGCTTGGTCAATTGTATTAGCCATTTTAACAGTCCTTGTTTGAGTTTCCTGATTGCTACGGGTATCCGCGCTCTCATCTCAATTCGGGTATCCTGTTAAGGGCCGATCAATGCACTACGGGCCGCAATGACTTATCCGTAACACTATTTTCTATTAAAAGGCAACGCACAAATTCAACATAACGATCATCTTCTGTTATCCCACAAGGTTCAAAGCCAAGCCATACAGCCCAATTTAGCATGTGTTCAAACTTAGAAAAGACAGTCATTGTCATTACTGGATGCACTTCATCAAACATTCTGAGCATTGCTTTTGACATCTTAGCAGTAAGAACTACGTTCTTTGCTAGATTGTTAGCAAACATGCAGAACATCTGTGGTGACTCACCGCCAAACCAAAGCCCTCCAACAAAAGCTATATCGCCATCTTGGTTGCGACAGACGTAAGCTTCTGAATTGTTATACATTTCTGTAAGGCAGTGATGTGGGCTTTCATAGCCAAGCTCAATCATTTCACTGGCATTGTAGGGATGCACACATTCATAGAACTCTTCTATGTGATAGTGTTGCATGGGGGTTAGATATGACAACCCCCTTTTGATTACCTTAACTTCTTGTAAACTTTTGCCAGCCATCATCAACCTGTTTTACATAATCCATGTCTCTACGCGCTGGATTCCAGTAGCGTTCATCTTGCATCATACTGCGCAAGCTTTCTTCCGTGATCTGGTCAACAGGTGTTGATTCACCATTAACTGACGCACCTTTGACTTGATCCATAATGAACTCAAGTGCTATTAAGCCATCGGCTGTTTCTGTCAAACGCTCAATTGAAGGCATATGTTCTTCTGGGAAAAACTTGTTTGAGAACAAAGCAGCCGCTTCTATTCGCGCGTTTGCATTGTCACCAAGCTTACCCATCTCAGCTTCTACGTCTGGCACATCAGCATTCATAGAGCCAATCACCATCTCAATGCCTTTGGCAAACTCATCTTGGCTAAAGCCATTCTCGTATGAAAGCTCTGCCCACCACTTAACAAGGTCGCTATCTATTGCCTCACCTTCGTCCACAAAGTCAGGAAGTTGATAGTCACCTGATGACTCTGGTCGATCTTTGTATGCTTCTGCATTCAGTTCTTCGATGAACTTTTCACGAAACTCCTCTTCGCGTGTGCCAAGCTTAGACTCCAATTCTTTGTATGCCTTAGCCAAGTCTTCGCCTGATTTGTATTTCTCAGGTAGCCATTCGGGACGTTCTGGCTGAACGTCCTCGGCTACCACAAAGTCTCGTTCTTCGGCTGGCGGTAAGCCTTCTTCTTGTGCTGGCGTTTCTGTTACTTGCTCATTCATTTGATCTTATGCCCTCTCTGAACATGTCGTTCTATCAGGCCAACAATGTGACGCTGACCCTCAAGGTGACGCAGTGATGCGTCAGTAATCTCAGGGCCACCAACCATTTCAATTGTAATACTACGCAAGTATTTTAAGACTGCCTGTCCAGTAGGTTCTGAGAATAAAGAAGCTATGTTCAGGCTAATCTTGTCTTCATCTTCCTTGGTTCGATGTATTCCATCTAATCCAATGTGACTATTCTGCGGCAAGCTGTGGTCCTGCGATCTGTTGCTGTTGTTGCATCTGCTGCATTTGCTGCATCATTGCAACTATCTGTCTACGATCTTCTGCATCACGAATCAAGCCCTCTGGTACACCAAACTTTTTAGCAAGGAATACTGCTGTCTCTTCTGAGTCGATTAGTATGTTAGTCATGTCAGGGCCAAAGTATCCATTCACAAGCTCTAAGAAGCGAGAAACGGAAGTAATATCTTGGTTCGATTGTGCTTGCGCCAGTGGGGAAACAGAGCGAATCTTTACCTCACGACCATTTACAGTTGGTATTTCAATGCGGCCTTGCTTCTTCAAGATATGAATAACACGCTGCAATACTGGCTGAACCAACTCAGCTTGAAGGCGACCAAAGGCAGAGCCAATACGACGAGATAAGTCTGCCATACGCTCCGCTACTTCGGTGGCACTTGCTGGTGTTCGGTCTGGGTTGCCAAGCATATCATTGTATAAGGCGCGTTTAATATTCAAACGCATGTCACTTAGAACAATATCAGCTACATCAAAGCGACCAGCGGCCTGTACTGGCTGCAATCCAACGGATTGTGGTGACTTAGGAATGATTGTCCCTGGCACTAAGTTAATTGTATCGGGGTTAATAATGCCATCATCATCCATTTGATAGATGCCAGAGATAGCCATTTGTGCATTCTCTAGGATCAATTGGATGGTAAGGTTAGTTGTTTTAATAGCAGACAGCGCATTGATAAGCGGCCCAC